GAGTTCCAGTTTTCACATACATATTGTGAAGCACTAGATTCTCCGGGAGGAGTAAATGTAAAGCTGGCACTATCATTTGCCCTTGCATCTAAAAATGTTTCTATAGTATCTGCATCTGTTTCTGATACCTCAAAAGTAAGACTATAAACTTTAGGATTTTGATGTTCTGCTAATCCAAATAATATTCTGTGTTCGTAGCCGTCAGCAAAACGAACAGTTCTGGTTTTTGGTGCGGATCTTTTTTGTACTCCGTAAGTAGGAGTTATTGAAGGAAAAGTAGCCATTATGCGAGTAAACCTCCAGGTCTCTTTTGCTGTACTAATTCAGATTGTATCGCTACAGATATAAGACGACCAAGTTCCCTACCTCTATCTTCATCACCTTCTACATTAGAACCAGAAGCATCTACATTTACTACTACACTAGTAGATCCTCCTAACTGATGATTTGGAGTGATATTTCCAGAAGATCCTGGTGTAAATAATTCTGGACCACGTTCTCCAACAATATAACTACCTCCTGCTTTTACTGGACCTCCGTTTGCCTTAAATAAGCCACCAATTCCAGGTATGCTACTGAGTAATGAATTTACACCAAATTGTAAAAGGGTTCTAGATATTTGACTAAATACACTGGTTGCTACCTCGCCTAAAGTTTTAGTTCCCTGTATTGCACCTTCTATAGCATCTACTAACCCACTTTCAACAGTTGAAGCAATACTCTTGTATAAATCTAGTGTTTTTTCTAGCTGGTTTTGTAATCTTAACTCGTCTGTTATTTGCCCTTTCTTTATATCACTTATTTCCTTGCCTGTTAGCTTAGAGGCTTCTGCAATTTTATTAACTTCTTGTTGTATTCTTGCTTCTTCCGTACCTAAAACAAGTGAATTCTGTAAAAATTGAGTTCTGTCCGATATACTTTTAGTCATATTTTGAAATCTCAATTCGTTTGCTCCGTTAAGATCAGACTCTTTTTGAAGTTCTTCATTTAGTTTTTGCTGCTTTATTATTTTTTCTTCTAATTCTTTAAATGCTGCGGTTCGTTTAATTTTTCCTGCTGATCCACCTGTTGCACCACCGAGCATTTCATCTCTTTCTGCAATTAAACCCTGAACATTAGATTGATCACTAAGTTTTGCCCTTTTAAGTAAATTTGTGCGTTCAAATGGTTTAGTAAATTTAGAAATACCTCCCATTCCAAGAAGCCCTTCATTAGATATTTTATTTGCAAAACCAGCAAACGCAGCAGCAAGTCTAGTCATTAAAATGCTCATATCGTTAGCAAACTGCCTAGAAGCATCTCCAAAATCTTGTAAATTCTTTACACCTTCATCACCGACAATTCTATTTAATCGTTTAACCGATTCATTATATGCAGCTTGTTTTCCCTGTGTTTTTTCAAGTAACTGTAAATACTTAGCAGACGGTGTGCCTACTAAACCTAGACTTTTAGTAACTTGGTTTATATCTAAACTTGTTTCACTAAATGCGTTACCTAATGTTGCCACTCCATCAATTACTTGCTGGACCTGAGTAAGTGCAGCAGTAGCTATTAAACCTCCAGCAAATCCTCCAGTTTGACCACCTAGTTTACCTCCAATCATTCCACCAGCAAAACCAGCAGCAGCACCTAATGGTCCTTGCCCGAATAGCAATGGAAATGCACCACTTATTAACGCTCCAGATAAAACACCACTTCCCCCTGCTGCCTTTTTTGGAACTGTACTTGGTCCAGGAATTACAGTTCCTTGGTTAGTTACGTTTACTGGAGAACTTGGTCCTAAAGCTGCACCTGAGTGTCTAGGTATAGGGGTTTTCTTTACTTTAAATGAATCCTTTTCTACCTTATTTTGTTTTTGTTTTTCTCTGGTTATCTGCTGTTCTCTTCTGAAAGTTTTAGTTGCTAAAGCTAGTTTGTCTCGTTCTGTTTTTAGGGCTGCTTTTCCTACACCCTTTTGACCCATTGCAATATCATTTAACTTTTTTATTCTTCGCTCAAGATTATTTAACTGCTGGTTAATTCTTTTAACATTCAGTTGTATATTAACTTCGTAATTAGAGCCAGCCACTAATTTAAGTAAAACATTGTTCTTAGTTTAGCGTACCTTACGATATTGGGCTTTCTTTTGGGCATCTTCGTATGCTTTATTTTCTCTTTCGTTTTTAATACTAAAGTATGCGTTCCATCCGTAAACTTCTTCTAGGGTCATATTATTACGCAAATATTGAACCGTCATGCCTAAAGTTTCTGCAATTAAAAATTGAAAATATAAATAGTGGTCTTTACTCAACTGTGCTTTTTACGGCATCAGGGGTAGCCTCCTCGCCCAACTCTTGCATTTTAGTCATAAGTTCTAACAAAACTGCTAATGGTATTTCTCTTCTAAGGCTAGGCTTATCACCTTCGCTAAATAACTTTTGTCCGTTTTGATCTTCGGCTTTATTTATTATTACTTGTAGAGCAAAGTCCAAGCTGCTTTCATTTTGAACTCGATTAGAAGCTACTAAAGTATCATTTATTGCATCTCGATCAGCAATGGTTAGTGGTGTCCAGTACACTTGCAAAATTAATACACCATCCTTATAAATAGGGTAACTACTTTTACTTCCGATGCTAAAGGCTTGCTTTAGCTTGTCGATTGCTCTTTCTGATGCCATAAAAATGAATAGTGTATTCTTATACTATACTACTACTTTATTATTTAAAACCAACTTTTTTAAATGCTTTGTCTATATCTTTGTTGATAAGCCCACCCAATGTATATACGTTGTACCAATTTACAGATGTAGCTGTTATTTTGTGTTCTTTTGAGTGTTCTGCGTATGTAACCTGTTTATTTTTAAGGTTAGGCAGTGTTTGACCTGGAGCGTTTATTGCAAAACCAGCATACTTAGTTCTGTTACCTACATATAAATCCTGACCCATTTTTGCTGTAGGCACTCTTGCATTTTTAAATGCTCTACCTGTTCTAGCAGGAATCATAAAGTAAGGATATTCTGGCCTTCTTTTTCGTGTAGGTTTTACGGGAGTTTTAGCTACTACCCAGTTAGCTCCGAATGTTCCTGTCCACCACGGACCATCTTCAGTAAGAGAGTACACTATATCTTTTGCCATTTGCTTTCTGCCTTTTAATATTACCTTTCTTAAGTCGGTAGTTAGTTTTGAAATTGGTTTTCTGCTAGGCATTGGCACTAAAGTCGCAACTTATAACGGTTAGGAAATGGGTGTCTCCTTCTACGGTAACAGCAGTTGGACCTTCTAACTCGGAGACTCTTGGACTTACTGCAAATTTATCTACATAAGTAGAGCTATTTATGGAGGTTAGACCTGTTATGACGGATTCGGCTATAGCGGAGGCAATAGAACTTCCACGGTTAGGCGGTGTCATTATTCCGCATCTGATTGAACCTGCGTAATATGTTTGTGCTGCTCCTTGTGGTTGTGTAGTGGACTGACTGAAATTAAGGTTTACCATTACATATTTTTTATCTCTACCTGGTGTAGAAAAAGGCATATTGTCAAAAACCACATTTACTGTTGGGTCGGCATCATTTACCGCAGTAGATATTGCGTTTTCAAATGCTGCTCGTGCTTTTACTAAAGTCATTAGAAAATAACGTCAATACGGAATAGATATTCTTGACCACCTTTTAGTGTACGAATATCTGTTATTTTTGCTCCTCTTGTCGATCCAGAGAATGTGAGAGTTATTTCGTCTTGGAGTAATGGTTGGCTATCGCCTATTAGATCGGGAGTTATGTATAGTCTTGCGGTATTTTCCTGAAAACCTGATTCTTCGCTGGATTGTATAAATTCTATTGGAACTTTAATATTGTAGGTTGTATCTACTGTAATAAACTCACCTGAGTCTGTGTCATAGCTAGATATACCCTTTCGAGTGTAAATAATTGATGAGTCTAATGCGTTCCCAAGTTGAGACACCACCTGTTTGGCAATCTTTTTTAAAGCTGTGTCTAGTGATCCTGCCATTATCCTCTAACTACCCTCATTTGAAAAGCTCCTGCTCCACCTAGCATATACGCTCCAAGGTAACTTTGTAACCAAGGGTATTTATCCATAATATTATTTACAGAGCCAGTTCCCTGGCTATCGGTATTGTATTTGACTTGTATATCTCCTAGTTTTACTTCTTCGATGTTGCCGTCTGTTCCTACATTTCCTGTCATAGCTTCACTATCGTTTGCTAATGCTCTTGCTAATTCATACTGTGCGTATTTAATATTTACTGGAATTGTACTGCAAGCTAGTTCTACCCCATCTACTTGGTAATTATTTCTAGGAAACTTCAATGCCTGACCAGAATCACATCTATCTCCATAGAATACGAAGCTGTCGAGCCATCTAGTGGATGCTATAAGTGCTCTGTTCTTTTGGTCGTCTGTTTTATTTGTCCAGGTTGAAGAATCTGGAACGGTTTCAAAGTAAGTATTAGCTTCTGCCAATGTGACATAACTATTAGCACTAGCTCCTTTTATTGTTGCGTCTATAGTTGCTGCCA